TTCGGCAGAGTTGTTTGCTTTTGTAGATTGCTTCGTTGTCGCAACCGATGTGTTTACAGGTCATTGTTGGTTTGCCAGATTAGTGCGCGTCTGCCGGTTGATGTTTTGCCGTATGCGATTGGTTGTATGCGGCCTGCTCGGTAGAGTTCGTTGCGTCGTGAGCGGATGCCGCTGGGTGATGATAGTTTTTCGATGCCTTTTAGGTGGCAGTAGGCGTTGAATGCTTCGACTAGTTCTTCGTCGGTCATGCTGACTTCTAGAAGTTTGACGATTAGTTCTTGAGTGCCGGTTAGTTTGTCGGCGTTTACTCGGGCGGCTGCTTCGTGTGAGGTGATTGGGTCGGTGATGCGTGCGTATGCGATGCTCATTTTTCTGTGCTTTCTGTGTTAGTTGATTAGGCCGTAAAAGATTGGTGCGATGATGATGATTGCGCCGAGTAGGCAGTAAAGGTTTTGTTTCATGGTTTTACCCTTATGCCCTTTCTGCTGCTGCTGCGCTGTAAAGGTAGTTTAGGAATTGGCTGCGCAACTGGTAAGCCTGTGAAGCGTGGCGGTCATTAGCGGCAGACTCTGCCATTTCCATGCCATAAACCAATGCAGCGGTGCGGATGTTAGCGTCTGCGTCTAGCTGCTGAACCAACTCGAGAAACAAAGTGGCGGCTTCTTGGAGAGATGCTTCGTTGCCGTGACGAGTGATGAAAGCGCCGACGGCAAGCGAGTGTTCTGCGACTTTTACTTTAGTTGCGTGCAGGATTTCGGTTTCGTAGGCGGTTAGGTCTGTGCGGTTTAGTGTGGTTGTCATTTTCTTGTCCTTTCGTGGTGACAAGATTTAGTTTGGGGCGTCGCCCGAGATTTGTCAAGTATCGGCGTGTCACATTTCATAAATGCTGATTGTGACGCCTGCCGGGTGATAGTCGGCATACATTTTGCGAGCGTTCCATTCGACGATATACGAGTCGTCTTTGATGATGCCGGCCTGTGTTAGGCAGTCACCTATGGCACGTTGCAGTTTGTCTACGTCGGGTTTTGTTGTTGGGTGTTTGCGTTTGTTTGTTTTAGGTCTTGGCATCCAAAACGCTACTTCAACGAGCACTGCATCTTCAAAACGCTCTGTACGGGCTTGTAATGCCCCTACAACGGCTTTACGCCACTCGGGAAGGTCTTTGTTCGCTTCGACCATTACCGCCCTCCCAGACCTAACGTAAGCGTTTTTAGAGCCTTGGGGTTTTGGAATGCCCGGGATGAAGATTGTGAACATTAGAACGGCAGTTCGTCGTCTTCAATAGTTGCAGCTGCAGGGGTGTTTGTTTTCGGGCTGTGAGCTGACACGGTGCAGTTGTTCAAAGAGTGCTCAACGATTTGGCGAGTATCTTCACCCGGCTTGTTGTAAATGCTGACCTTTGTCGATAGGTCGCCTTCGATTGTGATGAAGTCACCTTCAGCAAACTTTGTTACGTCGCTATCCATCCATGCAGTCCAAATGCGGTGACGTGGCTGACCCTTGAAATCGTAAGTTTCCCAAAACTTGACAATCTTGTATTGAGAGTTGTTGATGTTAGCGATGGTTCCTGAAACGGTAATCTGTGGCATGGTTTTTTCCTATCTAGTGTTTTCTTTAATATTAGTTAATTGTTAATTACTTTTAACCGGACATCCGTGTCCACCCGTTCGACCATAAATGTCCGGTCGATTGACCTTAAATGTCCACCCGTTCGACCATAAATGTCCGGTATTTCGTTGTGTGAAATTGACCCGTCGCAAGTGTTTGGGCAGTCTAAAAGGATGAAGTAACGGGCAGTTCTTCGGTCAGCTCGATAGCCTCTGCCGTCGTGTGCCCGGTATTCGAGTTCGTTGAGTTCGATTAGGTCTTGAAGTGCGCGACGAATTTGACGGTCGCTAGTGTTGCAGTATTTGGCGAGGGTGTCTTGTGATGGCCAAGCGCCAAGTTCAGCGTCTTCGCCGTAATGCCATGCAATAGCTGTTAGAACGAGTTTGGCGGTGCCTTTGGCTTTGGAGTGTTTTAGAACCGCCGATATGGCTTCGATGCTCATGTGTTTCTTTCTGTGTGTGCGATGATAGTCCTGCCGTCTTTCGTGGTGACGGTGCCGGTTGCTTGTGTTGCCGGCTAGGGCGGTCGTTTTCTGTGCGGCCGCCCTTTCACTTTATTCGGCTTTGAGTTCTTCTGCCAACTTGGCGATTTGTGCCAGCGTGTCGGTGTCGGCTTTCCCTGCAATTGCTTGCTTGTAAACGGTTCGCAATCCGGTCAAGTCTTTTACCTCGTGAGCGGCCTCGGCATCTTTTAGCCATGACTTAGACATTTCTTCGAGGCTAGGGCGCTTGCCTCTTGGGCTAAACCCTAGGTCTGCGAGTGCCCGGCCTATCGCGCTCGTGGCGCAATTCTCCAGAAAAGAGCCTTTGTTTATGTTGGTTGAGCCGATGGTTTCTTGAGCGAAGTCGATGGTTGATGCCTGCGGTTCAGCTATGTCGCGCCAGACCGATGCCTTCACTACGACTTGCTGCTCGTTGATTAAAACGATTTCGGTGTGTATGCGCCCGGCAGGGTATTTCTCCCAGAAACGGGTAATTCGGTCGGCTACTGGTTCGTAGTCGCTCATGTTCCATGCCATGTTTTTTTCTCCTGTGTTATTTGAACGTGATAAACGGTTTGTTGCCGCGTGTTTGTAGTGTAATGACTTTTTTGCCGTTGTATGTGCCTATGCGTGCGCCATCCATTATTGCAAGTGTTTCGGTTTTGATTGCTTGAAAGTTGGTTTCGGCTTGTTCAGCTGCAGTTTTGGCAGCGATTAAACGTTCGTAGTGTGCACCTAGTTCGAAGTCTTCGTCTTTTAGTGCTGGGCTGATTTTGCGGATGGTTTCGTAGGTGCTAGTTGAGCCGTCGAAAGTTGGTTCGATACCTTTTGCGACTTGATGTTCAAAAAGGGCTACGGCGGCTTCGACTTCTTTCATGAGTGATTGGTCGTATTCGACACTAAACTCTCTCCAGTAGCCTCCTGCGACCGCTACGACTACGCCACGAGTCAAACCGAGCAAATGTAAATACCATTGCACTTGCAGCTCATACATTTCGGGCAAGGTTTCCCACCATTGCGACGTATGTTTAATTTCAAGAATTCCGAGCTCGCCATCTTTCCAACGAATAAGCCCATCTGGGTTCGCTTTCCAAGTTGGTTTAGCGACGGATGCCCAAGTGCCTGTTTCTGAAACGTCAAGCCATTGAGCGTTATCTTCAGCCCATAGTTGGCGAATGACGGGTTCGAACGCGGTGCCAAGTTTCATGGCAATAGTTGGCTCGATGTCGTCGTCGATTAGCCCGGACTTTTCAGCCCAAAGGGTGTAATAACTTTTCCAAGGTGATTTGCCCATGATTGCGGCAATGTCACTGCCCCCAATACATCCGGCACGTTCAGCGTGCCATTCTGGGGAATTGTTCTCGTAATAGCCAACTAGGCGTGCAATCCCGGCAGACTCGATTTCTTCTGTGTCGTGTGTCATACACCGAAGACTATCAAGTGACTAAGACTTTTTAGCGTCGTCTTTCTTAGTCTTTGAATTGACCGACTGAATAGCGTCGTTCATGGCACCATCGAAGTCTTGGTCACTAACTTCACCTTTGCCGGCGTAATTGAATGACAAAGCCATTAGCAGACCAAGGATGGCACCAGTAGCACCGAACGCGGCCGAGTCCAAAGCGGTGTAACCGTATAGCGAACCGGCACCCATGAAAGCAATACCAGCGCCAAGTGCAAAGGCACCTATGCGCTTATAACGTTTTGGGATGCGTCGCCAGAGTTTCATTTTTTGGCCGGTGCTTTCTTAGCTGCAGGTTTAGCGGCTGGCTTAGGCGCTGCGATTGGTTTGGTGCTGTTTGCGTCGATGTGTTTGTGCAAGTCCACCAGTGAGGCGTATGAGGCCGTTGCAGGGTTAGGCGCGGCACTTAGTCCACAATGCAAGTGTGAACCGGTTGTTGCGGTTCCTGTGTTGCCGACGACACCGATTGCAGTTTCGCCACCGATAACCATTTCGCCAACCTTACGGGATGATGGGCTTTTCATGTGAGCGTAGAGCAAGTGCAGGCCGTCGCCTGTTGATTGAATTAGGCAGTGGCCTAGTTGTTCGCTAGTGAAAACTTGCTTGACTCGCCCGGTAGTGATGGCTTTAATAATTTTGCCGTCGTTGCCTGACCAGTCGCTGCCTCGGTGTGGCTGTTTGCGGTAACTGGCAAAGTTGCCTAGTTCGTCGCCACGGTTGCCGGGGAATGGTTCGAAGTATTCGGTCATTAGTTTAGGCTCACAATCACTTGGGCGACCGCGACTATTACGCCGCCGACAACGCCAGAAACGCCGGTCATTTGATAAATCTTTTTCTGCAGGTCGCGAACGTCTTTTTCTAACTGCCTATAACCGCGCATTTCAGTCTTGACTTCAGCCAAGTCTTTGATGATGGTTATTAGTAGTTCGCGGTCTGTAGTGTCTGCCATAGTTTTAGCCTAGCAACGCCTGCAGCTCATCGGCGGTTAGACCGAGTGCGGCGAGTTTCTCTTGGGCAGATAGTTTGGCCAGTGCAGCTGCGTCGGCTTCTGCCTGTCGTGCAGTTTCGGCTTCAGCGTAGGCTGCAGCATCGGCTTCACGCTGTGCGATTTCCTCGGCGGTAAGTGGCACGATAGTTTCTTCGCCTGTTGAGCAGTCGATAATGATTTTGGTAAGGGTTTCTTTTGCCATGTTTGTTCTCCTAGTTATGGGCTGACGGTTGCGCCGCCGCTGCCCTTTGTAATGCCGTAAAGTGATGCGGTGCTTCCGGGTGCAAAAAGGCCTTCGGCAGTCAGGGTTAGTTGATTGACGGCAGCGGTGCTATCCCAACGACCAGCGACGATTGCCGTGTAAGTAAATCCACCATTTGTTTCCAAAACGGTATCAACCGAAACTGATTTGTAAGTGCTGCCAGCATAGTTTGGAATATAAAAACTTGCACTGCCAAAAGTGTTAGCGGTTGAAAGACTTGTCGGATGCCAATTTGGTATGACGCTATAAGTTCCCGAAGAACCTGAACCCGAACCTTGACCGAGCAAAATGCGAGCCGTGTAATTGGCTGCATCGCCGTTTAGAGTCAAGTTTGCGTTACACATTGGATAACCGTTTACATTGTTGTTATCGCGTGTTCCTGCCACCAAAAAAAGGTCTGTGAAGGTCGCCGGGATTGAGGCAAAGTTAATCGATGCCTGTGCGCTAGCAACGGTTACAGTTTGAATAAGTGTCATCATTAGGCTTTTACTCCATAAAGGCTAAAGGTTGTTCCAGTTGCCCAAGTGGTAGCGTTAGCGCTCAATGCAATTGATGAAATGGCATTAGTTGAACCCCAGCGATACAACCAAGCCCAAAGAACGCTGGCCGGATTATTTGCTCTATTAAGTGCAACCTTGTGTTTATCAGTAGCAGAATAGTCCATGAAATCAATAACCATATTGTTACTGCTGCCACCGCCAACCCAATAACCAATAAAAGGGTCTGCTGCGTTAAAAACGTTTCCTGCTGCGCTGCTGCCATCTCCACCAATGTAAATGCGACTGTATGCGGCGCTAGTGTCACCATTAAGAATTGCCGATAGATTTGTAGTCGCGTTCACTGTTCCCGAAATAACTAAGCGTAAATCACGATAACCGCTAGTCGGCAAAGATGAAAAGGTGACAGTCGTCGTATTGCTTGAAAGTGTTGTCGTCGCTAGTGCGACAAGTGCGGTAGCCATTAGCTGCCCCTAACGCCATAAATGCTAAATCGGGAACCAGTCGCCCAGCTAGTAGTTCCTTCGGGATAAATCAAAACGCTACTAACGGCTGCAGTATTCAACCAGACTCCTGAACCAAGCCCAATCTTTGTAGCGCCTACACCTGTTAATGCGCGCAAAGTTTTATTTTTCGAAGTGGATGCATAATCAAGAATGTCAATAATGCCAACACCAAAAGAGTTAGCGGTTGCAGAACCGCCGGCCATGCCATAGAAAGAGATGTTCGTGCTTGATGTTGATGCGCCAGCAAAGGGAGTTGAGCCACCACCTAGCAAATAGTGGAAGGCGTAATTTGCACCTGTATCACTATTCAAGCGAATTTGAGCAGCGACCTCTGTGACGGCGCTAATGCTTCTTGCTGTCATTCGAATTTGCAAATGCTTGTAATTAGACCATGAGCCGCCATCGGTAAAAGTAACGCTAGCGGTGTTTGACCCTAAAACGGTTGTGCTAATCAACTCATAAGCGGCAGAGGCACCGCCGGCACTCGCAAGTATTCCAAGAGGGATTAACATTAGCCGAGGTTACCAACTAGCCAATAAACGCCCGATGCAACGCACTCAACAGAAACACCAGCATAACGTTTAGCAGTCTTGAGCAGGCTGTCAGCGCTGTTTAGGGTTACACCTGTTCCAGCGGCAAAAGTAACTTGCCCGGTGCCGAATTGTGCAAAGTCAATACGCTGCCCAACAGTTAGAACGTTGTCAATGGTGATAGTAATTGCGGCGTTAGTTGAACGAATAAGGCTGTAAGCGTCGCCGGCAACGATTGAATAGTTGGCGGTCTTGTCGCTGATGGTTTGCGCTTGTGCAGGCACCAAGTCAGTCCAGGCACTGCCTGAATAGTAAGAATACTTGTTAGAGTCTTCGAGCCAAGTCAGCATACCCTCGGTCGGGGTAGCGATGGCGGCAGTGCGAGCAGTAGCCGACGCAAAGGTCATGACGGCTTGGTCCATAAGGTAGGTGTTCAAGTCGCTGGCCGGTAGCGGATAACCGTTTAGAAAATTCTTTCTAGGCATAGTTTAAAACTCTTTCCATAGTTCTAGTGTAGTGAACCAAGTGTCCACATCTATTGAATGACTTACTTTCGTTATTGTGTAATAGTCGTCAATGTTTAATGGCGACTTTGAGTATTTGACACCAATAAGGGTTCCGGGGGTAAAAAAGGCTGCCTGTGTTAGGTTGCCTAGTCGGTCTTTTGCAGGGGTTTGCACTTGTGAAACTAGTTTTGTAGGTGATTGTGCAAAAACTTCATCAGCCCATTTGACGAGCTGCCCGTCGGGGGTCGTGTTGATTGCAACGTCTAGCGCAAAGATGCCGTAAAGGTCGATGCTGTCTTGGTTAGTTTTGACGACGTATTCGGTATCGTCGTTTTTGTTTGCGACTCTTAGCGAGTTAAAAACTACGTCACCGTCTGAATTTACAACAATATCGCTCATGCAAAGGTGTAGAGCGTCGCCATGATTGTTGCCGACAGTGTAGGTGCCACCGGGCGGCGTGGTGACGATTGTCGGGCGTGGAATGACGACAACTTCTTCGGTCGGGGGGTCTATCCACATAACGCCAAGACCTGTTTCAAGTGCGTCGTTGATGAAAGTGTTGATGATGACGTCGGTTTCGGTGACGTGTGGCATTTTGTGATTGAGCGAAACACTGTCCGGGCTCATGTCGTAGCCGGCTAGTTCTACGGCTAGAGTGATGGCTTCGAGCGGTGTGACGTGGTCGCCGGGGAATATTGTTGTATCGTATTCTGCTACACGAGTGTTCACGATGCGTTTATGTGCGTCGTAGGCAGTTATTACGATGTTGTTCCAGCCGCTGCCATCTGCCCCATAGGCGACGTCAATCTTGTCTACATAACCGTTGAATAGGTAGCCGTCCACGATGCCGTCTGTGGCTCTTACACGGATGCGTGCACCCGGTCTAACAGACTTGTTTACGCTTGGGTCATATTCAAACGTTTGCATTGTGATAGTGGCTTGACCCGGTTCGGGTTGAAAGTAAAGCGATGACTGAATTTCGCCGCCAAGACTTGTTTCTACGCTCGTAGTGACCGCTTCAAAAGTCTGCCAAGCAAAGCCCGGTAATAGTTCATCTGTAAGGATGTCCTCGCCACCGATAAGGCTTTCGCCAATGATGAAAGCACTTGACGAACCTAGAACGTCGTCGCCGCCAATAAGTGACAACCCGATAAGAAAAAGGTTGTCTGCCTCGTAAGGCAAAAACATTTCAACCTTAAGATGCTGGGCAATGTCAAAGTTGGCGATTGTAGTCATTACTTGAGCGCCTGCGCTAGAGTCGTGCCGGTTGCCTTTTGGAATGATTGAACGGTCTTGATGATAGTGCTTGAAGTTACCGGGGTTGTCACGTTTACGGTTACGTTATTGCCGGTTGAGTTGCTAAAACCGGGTAGACCGTTGTTGCCCGGAGCTACGGTTCCGATGGGTGGCGGCGTGGTTGTAGTTGTTGGGGTTTTTTGCGTTGATGGAACGGTGTTTGGCAACGGTGCCGAGCCGCCAAGTTGTAGAACCATACCAACGGCCGCTAGACCTGCAAAAATTCTTAGAGTTGTGACTAAAGCATTAACGGCTACGTTTGCGGCAGTGGCACCCGTAGCAACTCCACCCATAGCGGTTGCGTAAGTAGCCGAAACGCCGGCGGCGATAGCGGCGGCAGCGTTATAGAGCGTTGTCGATACGGTGATGGCTTTGGCAGCTACGTTAGCGCCAAGAATGACGACACCAAGGGCAAAGATAGCGTCTTTGTTTTGCAAAGCCCAGCCGACCATGGTAATAAAAACGTCAGTTAGGGCAATGATTGCATTGGTCAAGTCAGTCATTTTTTGCTGACCTTCAGGCGTGGACAACCAAGTAGACAACTTTGTTAGTTCTGGCAAAAGTCGCATACCGACGGCTTCTTGCATTTCACCAAATAGAACGGTCATGTTGCGGTAAGGGTCAAGTTTGGCGGCTGCTTCGGAGGTGCCTTTGAACTTTTCGCCCAAAAATTTGATGGGGTCGTCTAGGTCTTTGACCGATGGCAAAAGTTTGATAAGTGCAGTGTCTGAACCTGCGACGCTCTTAGCCAATGCGAGCGCAACCGTGTCAAGGCTTCGACCCGTTCCAGCTGAAACGTCTAAAGCAATTGCAAGTAGCTTATTCGACTCGGTAAGGTCAGTCGTCGCGTTGTAAAGGGTGACGAAAGCCGGGCGCAAATAGTCATCGGCGATACCATGTTGGCGGCTTAGTTTACCGATTAACGCTTCGGCTTCAGGTAGAAGGTCTTTCGTTGCCTTAGTCGTGTTTTTGAGAGCAGTGTCTAGGGCAGACATAGAAACGGCATCGTCACGCGCGGCCTTAGCGGCGTCGTTCAGTTCGCGCGCTATCCAAGAAAAAGAAAGGCCGACACCAATAGCTGCGAAAGATTTGTGAATAGACCCTGAAATGGCGGCAGCCTTAGCGTTTAGGGTTTTCAATTCGCCCTGCGCGCCAGTAGTGGCCGAAGTTAGTTTCCTAAACTCGCCGAGAATTTCGACGTTGAGGATTAAACTCATCGGTTCGCCTTATCTATCAGTTCAACCAAAGCCCGATACTCTGCAATGGTAAGTTTTTTATATTCACTAGGCTGGATGCCCGATGCGATGCAGAAACTAGCCATGCGTTCAGCTGCTTTGGTTGCTATTCTTTTTTTTCTTCGTCACCGTTGAATAAGGCTGTTGCCTGCTTCAGAGTGTATTTGTTCGCTTGCTCGATGGTAAATGATGGGTCTTGTCGTTTCATAGCAACCCAAACGTAAGCCTTTAGTGCTTTACCGCGAGGTTTGCCATTCTCAAAAAGAGAGTCGATGCCCGAGCCTGTTAGGTTCTCAATGGTTTCGATTTCTTCTAGAGTCAGTTCTTCAAAGTTAATCATTCGCCT